CCGCAGGTGGAGATTGATCGTCGCCATCGAGCGTTCGTTGCACGCTGGAAACGAGTGGCTCGCAAACGACTGGCGCAGCGCACCCTTCGCACAGCGGAGAGGAGCAGCAAGACGTGAACAGGGTGTTTGTCGTGGCGGATACCCATTTCGGCCACAAGAAGGTGGTGGAGTTTCGCCCTTGGCCTACGGTCGAGGAGCATGACCGCGAACTCGTTGAGCGGTGGAACGCGACCGTGAAGAAGGACGATACCGTGTGGCACCTGGGAGACGTATGCCTCGGCGGCAGGGACAAACTCGCCGTTATGGCGGGGCTGAACGGCATCAAGAAACTGGTGCTCGGCAACCACGACAGCTACCCGCGCGATTGCTATACGCCGCACTTCACCAAGATTCTAGGTGCCGCAGAATGGCACGACTGCATCCTCACGCACGTTCCTGTGCATCCGTGCCAGCTTGCCACCCGCTACCGGCTCAACGTCCACGGCCACATGCACGCCGCCAGAATTGAGGGCGACGACCGCTACCGCTGCGTGTCGATGGAGCAGATCGACTACCGGCCCAAGCTGATGCTGGACGTGATCGCTGCAGTTTCCACCCGCGCCGCACAAGAGGAGAAAGCATGACCTACCGCTATGAGTTCGACGAGATGGGAGGCTACGACTGCATGTACGGAGCTTTCCGAATCTCCGGCCCTGATGGTGTTGTGGTGGAAGTTGATCTCCAGCACCACGGGCAAGAGTCGTGCGACTACAAGGATGAGGCATCTAAGGCGAAGGCCGAGGTATTCGCAAAGCGTATCACTGACGCACTGAATGGCTCCGGTGAAGCTGAGGGCGAAGACGCAAAGCGGCTAGATTGGCTGGAGCAGCTAACCATTCCAAGCGAGGAGATAAACGACCTCATCAGAAATTGGTGCGTCAATGGTAAGCGATACCCCGAGGGCATCCGGGCTGCCGTAGACGCTGCCATGCGTGTGTGGACATGAGACGAGAGCCCTACTGCCCGCACCAATGGCACGAGGGCCGCTGCAAGATTTGCAGATGGAAACCACAACATGACTACTGGAGCCAATATGATCGGACTAATGGGGGTGAGCAGCAACGGGACGCTGTACGCGCCGAACGGGAAGCGGCTGCTAAGGCTGCCGTTCAGGATGGCGTGCCTGGCGCAGAGGATTCAGCACTGGATCGCGCGTAACTGGCCGCAGTAGATCAGAGGAGAAAGGGAAATGAAATCGATGCTGTTTACTCTTTCGTTTGTAGGCTTCGGCTGCGGAATGCTTCTCTACGTAATGTTCGGCTTTTTGTCCGTAGCAGTTGGGTACGACAAGCACGAACCTGACGTAAGGATAGCTGTAGTTTTTGGCGTTCTCGGGTATGTCGCCATGTACTTCGGATTGCCCGCTATCACAGGAATATACCCATGACCTCGCCCTCGTCCTCCGAGCAGCAAGAATACGAACGCAAGCGCGATGCCCACAGAGCAGCGGATCAGGCGGCAGGGAATCGAAGTGGAGACTCCGGCCTTACAGGGAGCGCGCCTGCCTCCGCTGTGCCCTTAGAGAAGCCGCGCGAAGGGGCGACACCAAGGACGGATGCCGCTTTAGGTGGCTACGAGCATCTGAATCCGAACATTATCGACTTCGCCAGACAGCTTGAGCATGAGCTGCAGCAGACGCGCTTAGAGCACGACTCGGCGCGGAACGTGCTGGCGCGAGCCATCTCCCGCGAGCGCCTAGCGAACATGCGCGCGACCGAGTGGGAGGAGGCGGCGCAGGAGGTCGCCAACCGCGAGACGCTATCGGCCGCGTACTGGAAGGACCGCGCCGATGCTTTCGAGGCACTGCACGTAGCGGCGCTGTCCGCAAAACAGCGAATGGTGCATGCCTGCTGGCGCTATCGAAACGAGAAAACCGGAGAGGAAACGCTGACGCACCAGCCCCCGGACAGGCTCTTATTTGCTGGCGACTACGCGGTTACCGAACTGTTCGCCGTCGATCCGCTGGCTGCAGCAGATAACACCACCGCGCAGGAGGGTAAAGATGCCTAACGTCTACCTATGCTCGCCAACGAACAGCACTATGTTTACTACGTGCTGCCACGTCGCCATCAATGACGACCAAGCAAAGTGCCCGGTATGCCGGTTGGAAATCACCCCGCGCAGCGCCCAAGGACGATGGGAATTTGCTTACGGGAAACAGCGGCGCGCTATGGCCCCTTCGGAGAGGAGCAGCAAGACGTGAGCGCGTCGTTTTGCTGGTGGTGTCATGGGCCTCTGGTGGGGCTTGGCGGCGTGGTGGGCAGAGAACCGCTGTTCTGTCGAGTGGTAAAGACTATGGACGACGGCCAGGACGTTCGAGTCCACGTCAAATGCGAGCAGGACACCATCGACTTCTTTACAATAACTACAGCGCAACCACCAGTCATTTGAGACTGTCAGAAAAAATCCGTCGCGCCAAGCGCCCCAGCAACGCCGCGCGCGCCGTTGCTGGGCTGTTGCCTGCGGACCGATGCGCCTGTGGCGCGGATTCAGGCGTTCTCAACACCAGAACGCGCGGCGTCGCAGTGTTCCGACGCAGAGCTTGCACGGCGTGCGGCGCTCGGTGGAGCACTGGCGAGGTGAGAGTTGCCGAACGCAGCAACTCGCTGGAAGCTTCTGTGGTGGACGCACTGGTGATCGCTAAGATCGAGGAGCTGCTCAACCGTATGCGTGCTGCGAGGGGATTCAAATGATTGATTCGAAAATTTCCGATCTTAAGCATCAGCTTGCCTCTGAGCGCGAGCACGGGCGCTTGCTCCAAGGGCAGCTAGATGCCATCTTGCAACCAACAAACGCTCAGGCAGGAAACTACGATCCCAACGAAACCGCCGAGCAGCACGCCTAAAGCGAATAGAAATTTTTGTAAAAGCTGTGAACGCAGTCCCATTGCGGATGGACGTGCGCGCTTTGGTGGACGCGGTTGTCACAATGCTGGAAGCGCACACAGACACAATGGTCAATTGGCCGGAATGGGACGCAGTTTCATTGGCTCTGCACAAGCTGCCAGAGTCGCACGTTAAGCTCGTCGCCAAGAGGCGGTGAACATGGCAATCATTCTTTCTCCCAAGACCGGCGATCGCGGCCCGAAAGAGCACGCGCTCACTTACGCGGCGCTAGGCTGGAGGGTGTTCCCTGTGCACGAGATGACGCGGGAGGGGGTTTGCTCCTGCGCAGAGGGTGCCGCTTGCGGCAAACGATCGGGCAAGCACCCTCGCACAGACGGCGGAGTGAATGAGGCGAGCAACGACCGCGCTACTGTTGAGGGTTGGTGGACGCGATGGCCTGCGGCTTCTGTCGGCATCGCCACAGGGCGCACGAGTGGGCTCACAGTGATCGACGCAGACGTGAGCGAGGGCAAGCCCGGTCTAGTCAACCTCACCGTAATGGCGGCTAAGAACGGTGGTATACCAGGCACCTTGATCGCCAATACCGGGGGCGGTGGGTTGCATCTCTACTTCAAATACACCGAAGCGCTGAGAACGGGCGCGAACGTGCTCGCGACCGCGATCGACGTCCGCAACGATGGGGGTTACGTGATCGCGCCGCCTTCGAACCATGCGAGCGGCGGCGCCTACAAATGGGCGAAAGAATCTGGCGAGCTGCTGGAAGTGCCTGCGTGGCTGCTGCAAGGGGCTGTGACTGGTGAGGAGGAGGGCGACAAGAAAAAGCGTGGCCGCAAGCGCAGCAAGCCTGGATTCAAGTTGGAGCGCGTCGAGAGCATGCTGACTGTCATAGACCCAGACGACAGGGACCGCTGGCTCGCGCTGGGCGTCATCATCGGGCGGCTCTACGTGGGCTCCGGGTTGGAGAGCGACGCTTGGGCGGTTTATGAAACATGGGCGGCGCGCTCCGCTAAGTTCGCAGAGGACAAAGCAGGCAATGTCGCCCGCATGCGCGAGATGTTCTATGATCGCAGCCAAGGCTCCGCGCGCGCCGGTGGTACTCAGCTCTCGGTGGGTTCGCTGATCAGTTGGGCCAAAGAGGCTGACTGGTCCCCGTTCGGGGATCGCACGTGCGTCAAGTTCGAAAACGGCAACGAAAGCGAAATGTGCGCCGAGCTCTCCGCCGCGTTGGTTGAGCGCAGTGAAAACAATCACTTCAATGTGATGGGCGAGATTCGAGATGTGCTCAAGACCCAGTTGCCGATTGTGCGCATGCTGCAATCTGCTGCCGAGCGCGGGGAGGCGGCGCCGGAGACTTTGGTCGTGAGGCGCACGAGTGTCAGCGGGCTGCTCAGCTCGATGAGCGAATGTGCGGTGTTAGAAACCTCAGACGCGCACGGGGTGCCGAGCGCGGTGCCGATTCCCGAACGGCTGGCTAACATGGTGCTCAAGCAGCACGCCAACCGCTTCCCAACACTTTCGGGAGTGGCTGAGTGGCCGATGGTTGGGGCGGACGGGGCGTTGATCGTCAAGCAACACGGGTACGACCCTGTGACGGGACTTTACTTCGACATCGCTTCTGACGTGAAAGTGAACGAGCGCATGAGCGCGGAGGAGGCGCTGAGCTGGATGAGCGAGGAGTTGCTCACTGACTTCCCTTTCGAGGAGGAGGAGGATGGCGCAGCGGCGCTAGGGCTGGTGCTCGCGTTCATGCAGCGTCCGCTGATGAAGACCTGTCCAGCTTACGCGGTTGTAGCGCCGCAACCGCTGACTGGCAAATCGACCCTCATCGAGGTGGCCTCGCTCGCTGTTCATGGTGGACCGATCGCCTCGCACGCCTTTTCCTCAGACGAGGAGGAGCTGCGCAAAGCGATTCACTCATTGCTGTTGGCCAAGATTCCTGCGGTGCTCTTCGACAACATCGGCAGAGGCCGCACGGTGGACAGCGACCACCTCGCCAAGCTGCTCACCTCAGAGACTTCAACCGACCGAACGCTGGGCAGCAGTGACACGAAAAAAGAGGTCAACACTCTCCTGGTCACTTTCACAGGCAACAACATAGTGTTCGCGCATGACATGAGCTCCCGAGTGATCACCATTCGGCTCAACGCCAAGACCGCTAACCCGATGCAGCGCGCCTTCAAGCACCGTGATGTGCGCGCGTTCGCAGGCGAACATCGCAACAAAACTCTGAGCGCTTGTGTGGCGATTTTGCGCGCAGGAATTGCATTCAAGATGCCTGAAAGCACCCCTTCCAGATTTGAAGACTTCGATCAACGCATTGTGCGCCCTGTGCTGGCGGTGACGCAGACAGACATTCGCACCCGGCTGAATGTGGAAGTTGATTCGGATTCTGAAGAGGAAGCCGACCTGCGCTCCGCGTTGGAAGTGCTCGCACGGTGGCAACATGGATGGCGCAAGGAAGAAAATGGCAAGCCATGGCGCGTTGCTGATTTGCTGACCGCAATTGATTCAAAAGTGTTCGACGAAGCCACCACGCTCAAGATCCTCAAGCGCGCGGCGGGCGAAGCTAAAACATTCGATGCAGACCCTGGGCGGGTGTTCGGACGAATGCTGCGATTGTTGAACGGAGATCACAAGTTCGCACCGCTCGTGCTGCGCAGCCACTTGGACACAAAGCACAAAGTGAACAAATGGCTCGTTGATGGAGCGGAGGCGTTCGTCGCCAAGTCCAAAGGCACAGCGGGGGAGTTCTGAAGCAATTGGCGGGGTCACCGGGGGCAGGCGGGGTGTTCTGTACCGCGCGCTTAGTGTAATTTTATATTCCCCTAAAAGACATATAAAAAGATAGCTATAACACGGAGTAGAAATACCCCGCTATACCTCGATACCCCGCCAATTGATTTTAAACCCCAGCAGGCGTGCAATCGGGTCGTCGCCCGCCTTCTCTCGAAACCGGGCATACTCACCTCCGTGCGATTGCGTTTTGATTTTTGACGCTAAACTTGCAGCCACCATCGGAGTCTTTCTGGCGAAGAAGAGAAACTACCCTAAGCATCGCAAGCCCGTCGTCAATCGCGGTCACTTGTTCAAAAAAGGTGATCCGCGCCCGCCGAACTCTGGTCGCAAGAAAGGCAGCAAGAATGCGATCACCCGCGACATCAAAGAGGCCATGCTCCAAGCGTTCGAAGCGCTCGGCGGACAGCAGTGGCTGGTGCGCCTCGGCCGAGGGCAAAAGAAATCCTTCGCTCAGCTCCTCGGCAAGATGCTTCCGCTGCAAACTGGGAGCGACACTCCGGACGACGTGGCAGACAAGATCCGTGCGCAGATGGGCTCGATGAACGCAGCAACAACGCCGGAGAGCGTGAAGAAGTGAACGCCACAGTGCTGCCGACGAGATGGACGCAGCTCCGGCCACACCTTGCAGGTGAAGCATATTCCAACTCGCCGCATCGCTTCAACACCGTTGCCGCCGGACGGCGCTCCGGGAAGACCGAGCGCTTCAAGCGCAAGCTGATCCTTCGCGCGATGGGAGCGAGCACCACTTGGGAGCCGAGGTTCTTCGCTGGGGCGCCTACCCGTGATCAGGCGAAGCGAATCTTCTGGGACGACCTTAAGGCGTTGACGCCGAGGTGGTTGCTCGCGGAGCGGCCTTCAGAATCTGAACTGAAGATCCGTCTCATCAATGGGGCGGAGGTCTGGGTGGTTGGTCTCGACAAGCCCGAGCGCATCGAGGGCTCGCCCTGGGACGGAGGCGGCATCACGGAATTCGGCAATGTGCACCCACAAGCTTGGCCGATGAACATTCGGCCTGCGCTCTCGGACCGGAACGGTTGGTGCGATCTTGAAGGCGTGCCCGAGGGGCGCAATCACTATTACTTGGTTGATTTGCGCGCTCGCGCGATGATGAAGGAGTTTGGCGCGGCGAGCGAATGGGGCGCGTTCGGGTGGCCGAGCAAAGAGGTGCTTCCCGCCTCTGAGATCGACGCTATGCGCGCGGACATGGACGAGTTGACTTTCGAGCAAGAGGCCAACGCTTCGTTCATTAGCTTCGAAGGGCGCGCTTATTATTCTTTCACAGAAGCGGAGCACTGTGCTCCGCTGAAATACGATCCGAAGCAGGTGCTCGCGCTTTGCTTTGACTTCAACGTTGAGCCGGGCGTCTGTGCGATTGTCCAGGAGCAACTGCTGCCGAAACAATATGAGCATGCTACGGTAAAAAAGGAGGACGGCACCCTGCTTTCTGCGGCGCGGCTCGATAAGCCGATCGTCGGTACCGGAGTGATTGGCGAAGTTCATATTCCGCGCAACTCGAACACTCCGGCGGTTTGCCGCCGCATTGTGAAGGACTGGGGCAAGCACGTCGGGCCTGTGCGCTGTTATGGGGACGCGACTGGCGGCGCGCGTGGCACCGCGCAGACTCAGGGGAGTGACTGGGATTTGATCCGCACGGAGCTGAAACCTGTGTTCGCGGAACGACTCGATTTCCGCGTTAAGACCGCCAACCCGCGCGAGCGTTCGCGTATTAACGCGGTGAACTCACGGATCAAATCCTCTTCCGGCAACATTCGCCTCATGGTGGATGGGGTCAAGGCGCCGAACGTGGTGAAGGACTTCGAGGGCGTGCCATTGCTCAAGGGTGGGTCGGGCGAGATCGATAAAAAACATGCTCCGTTGCTCAGCCATGTGAGCGACGCCATTGGGTACTACTTGGATTATGAATACCCTGTCGCTGACGATCGGGCGCGGCGCGTTCAAATCGGAGGTGTGTGATGGCGTGGAGCGATGCGGCGCGGCGAGCTGCACTGGAAGCTCGGAGGCGTAAGATGCAAGCCATGCGCCCTTCCCAGATCAACAAGCGGCTGGACTACCTCGACAAGCGCTCCAGCCGCGCCAACGACGCGATGCTTAAGGCGGGTCGAGGTTACGAGAAATATCACGATGTGCTGCGCGCCAAAGACCCGCTCGCGTTGCACATTCGCTTTTTGACCAAACGCCAAAGCGAACTGCGCGATGAGATCGCGCGGCGCTATGGGCCTGGTGCACCGAGTCGTTTGCCTGTCGCGTTTCGTTCAACAAGGAGAAAGCTATGAGCAAGAATGGAAAGCCGAAACAACCGCAAGTCCGCGCGCAGATCGTCATCACGCTCTACGAGGACGGGAACTTCCAGGTGAACGGGCCGCTGCATGATCGCATTCTGTTTTACGGGCTACTGGAGATGGCGCGCGATTCGGTCTTAATGCAGGCTGGGCGCAAGGTGCAAGAGCGTCAGGCGGCGGAAGCCGTGAAAGGCTCAGCGCCTTGGTGGAGGAAGATTTTCTCGGGCAAGGTCGCCGTCCCGGGCGCCGCCAACGATGTAGCGCGGCGCGCGGACGGTAAGGGCGGGTTGGAGAAGAATGATCCGCACTCCGAGAGCGCCGGAGTATTGGCGGAAGTTTCCAAGCCTCATTGATCCACCAACAAGGAGTGTCGCATCATGAACATCACCCATCTGGTAAACCCTGGCGAAGTTCTTTCGATTGTCGCGGACGAATTCGCCTCCGGCAACCTTGTGCGGCTTTCGGATGCGGCGGGCGGCGAGCCGCTCGCGACGACACCGATCGCAGCCTCTTCCTCGTTGCTCATCGGGCCGTTCAGTCGGTCGCGGCGGTGGCGGACGCCATTGCGGATACCTCGGCAGATTTTCCGGCTGGTGGCACTGGCGCGGCGGCAGGCGGGTGGGACACAGCCTCCAACCGCAACCTCGCCATCACACGCTTCAACGCGCTACGCGCGCTCGTGCTTGATATGCGCGCTCAGTTGAACGCGGCTTTGGCAAAGCTCCGCACCGCTGGCATCTTGCAGTGAACGTTCGGCGCACAGCGCGCGCGCCTCGATGCCGCTCGGTGAGCTGTCGAGTGCGCATGCCGCTCGTCATTGGGCGGCGTATCCACGTGCGGCTGAATCGCTCGCGTTGCGCGCAGAGCAGGGATCAGAAGAAGGAGTCGGTCCATGGCATGGAGTGATGCGGCGAGGGCGGCTGCGCGAACGACGCGGACTGTCTCCTCTTTCCACAATTGGACATGCCATGCGGTTTGCGAATGAAAAAGGCAAGCCTTATGTCGTGTACCGAAAACAAGAGGGCATTCCGACTTTTGCAATGGCCAGCAGCAAGGAATACAAGCCGAAGCAAGTGATCATGCGCATCAATCCAAGGAAATAAAATGCCAGTCAACTCGACGCACGCTGATTACGACAAGTTCTCCGGCAAGTGGAAACGCTGCCGCGACGTCTCCGCCGGGCAGGACGCGGTGCACGCCGGTGGCGAGGCCTATTTGCCCAAGCTCAAGGATCAGCAGGACGCGGATTACAAGGCCTACGTCATGCGCGCTTCGTTTTACAACGCCACGTGGCGCACTATTGCAGGGCTGGTTGGTATGCTCTTCAGACAGCCTCCGGCGGTTGAGGTGCCCGAAGTGCTGAAGGCACTGCTGGAGGACGTGGACGCTGCCGGCACTCCGATGCAGCTTTTCGCGCAGGCGGTTTCCGAGGACGCTCTGGAAGTCGGGCGCATCGGCATTCTCGTGGACGTGCCGACTGTGGCGACCGTTGCAGGCGCCGCGCCGACGCTCGCCGACGCGCAGGCGCAGGGCATTCGCCCGACGCTGCAGCTTTACACCGCCGAAGCTATCATCAACTGGAAGACCGCTCGCGTCGCCAACCGCACGGCGCTCGCGATGTTGGTGCTCAAGGAGGTTGAATCGATCAAGGTGGACGATTACGCGAGCAAGGACGAGGACCGTTGGCGCGTTCTAGAACTTGTTGGCGGAGCTTATCGTCAGCAAGTCTTTAAACGCAAGACCACTACCCAGTCGGGCCAAGCGGCTTCGCAGACTGATTTCGAGCAGGTGGGTGATGATCTGTTCCCGATGATGCGCGGGAAATCTATGGATTTCATTCCGTTCGTATTCCTTGGCACGGACAACATCGCTCCCGACGTGGATGAACCGCCGCTGATCGATCTCGTTGACCTGAACCTCTCGCATTACCGCACCACCGCCGACCACGCGCACGGCTGTCACTTCACAGCGCTCCCCACACTGTTCCTCGCCGGATTCAAGACCGAAAACCCAACCGACAAAGTCTACATCGGTTCCGAAGCTGCAATTGTCACGTCAAATTCGGAAGCCACCGCCGATTTCATTGAGTTCAGCGGTGCTGGCATCGCGGCAATCGAACGCAAACTGGAGCGCGAGGAGCAGCAGATGGCGATCCTCGGGGCGCGCATGCTGGAGCCGCAGCGCAAGGCGGTGGAAGCGGCGGACACCGCCTCCATTCACCGCAAGGGTGAGGAGTCAATGCTCTCCTCGGCGGCGCAGGCGATCTCGCTCGGACTGACGCAGGCGCTGCGCTGGTTCGCGGATTTTGCTGGGTTGGAGTCCGGTGAGGTGAAGTACGAGCTGAACCGCGACTTTTACCCTGCGAGAATGGCCCCTGCCGAGCTGTCAGCGCTGATTGGTGCCTGGCAGCAAGGTGCGATCTCCGATCAGACCTTGTTCGAGAACTTGCAGCAAGGCGAAATCATCGCACGTGAAACAACGCTGGAAGAGGAGCAGGCGCGCGTTGCCGATCGTCAACAGCAGCTCGCGGATCAAGCCGCCGCACTGCAAGGCACCATGAGCCTGCCGGGCGGCGCGGCGGTTGACCGCTCGGAGGTAGCGCTGTGAGCGATAAACCATTCGTGTTGTTTTCGGGCGGTGGCGAGAAGAATGTAACCGCTGAGCTTGTGCGCGAAGCTCGCCGCTTACCGTAAGGCGTGGGGGATTTGATGAACGACAACGTCCGCTCCCTCCCCGCCACAGTGACCTTCACCGTTGAGCAGGCGCTGAAGTCGGCGTTGCAGTCCGCCGATCTGAAGTGTGTGGCAATCGTCGGCGAGGATTCTGAGGGCAACTTGTTCGTGCGCTCCTCCCGCATGACGCGCGAGGAAGCGAACTGGCTCTACGATCGCGCGAAGCTCTACACTCTCGGCATCGCGAATATGAAGGGGCATCGCTGATGGCCTGGTCTGATGCCGCTCGCGCCGCTGCGCTGGAAGTTCGTAGGCGCAACAAAACGTTCAAGCAAGACAATCCAGGAGGCAGCTGGCTCCGTGGGCAGATGTGGCGCGCCGCGCGTCAATTTAGAGCAGCGCAAGGTCGCGGGCTGGGGTTGGTTGCAGGCGCGACGACTGCAACGGTTGAAACTCGATTGCCTGCCAAGTTGCTGACTCGGCTCCCCGGCATCATGGGGGAGCACTTGAAAATCCACCCCGGCGACGCCAAGGTCGCGTCGATGGCCGAGGTGATTCGCAAGAGAGGCGCAATAAAATTCAAGGGCCGCGTCTACAAGCCCTTCATCAACGTGAACTACCGAGGGCAGGCTTTCATCAACGAGGGCAACCATCGCGTGCGCGCCTACGCCGCTGCCGGCAAGAAGAGCGTCCCTGTGCAAATCTCGTATTTTGCCGGAGGTGAGCTGCGCAGAGGACCGGCTTCGTTGGTGACTATTGCCAAGTACAACTCTCGACGCAGGGGTCGGTGATGGCTTGGTCCGACGCAGCCCGAGCAGCAGCGCTGGAGGTGAGACGGCGCAAGTTTATGGTGACGATGTATCACGGCACTTCCGCCGGGAAAGCCCGGAAGATTCTCGCGCAAGGCTTTCGTCCCTTCCGAGCTGGAAACCGATACGCTGATGAGGCATATGCGGGCAGCCCGAGGTTCGCCACGTACATGTCGTCGAGAAAGGACTGGGCGAAGACGTTTGCTGCCAGAGTGAGCCTCGAAAGTCGATCGCGCCACGCGGGCGTGATACTCAAGCTCAGATTGCCCGCTCGAAAGGTCGTTGGCGAAGGTGGGCCATTCCATTTTGCTCGTGGTGTCAGCAAGCACAGGATCGTTGGAGTCCAAAAGCTCAGCAAGGGGTCGTGGTACTATCAAGATGAGAAGCGACAACGGTTCTCTGACGGAAGGCTGCGCTGAATGTCCGCCCTTGACGATTCTCTCGTAGACGCGATCCTCGAAGGTCAGCTCGACCTGCTGCGCTTCGAGGCTGGCGTGCGCGCGCGCGTGCTGGCGCTGCTCACCCGGCTGCAGGCCGAGTTGACCGCCAAACTCGCGCAAGCCGATCTGACTGCCTTCTCTAAGGCGCGCACGCAAGCGCTCCTCCGCCAAGCCACAGCGACTGTGGACCGGTATTACACCGCAGTCTCCGGCGAGATGAACACCGCCTTGACGGGAGCGGCGCAGAGCGCCGCGTTCAATTCGCGCCGTGCAGTGAACCTCGTCATGCAGCTCGGAGCGGCGCTGCCCACCGAAACGTTTCTGAAGCACATTGCGGGGAACGTCAACTTGCTCGGGGCAGCGTCGTCAGAATGGTGGTCGAAGCAATCGCGCGACACAGCTTTCAAATTCGGCAACGCCTTGCGGCAGGGCATGGCACAGAGCGAGACCAACGAACAGATCGTTGCACGAGTCGCCGGGTCTCCAAGGCTCGGCAAGCCCGGCATCATGGACGTGGCAAGATCGAACGCGCGCAGCCTTGTCCATACCTCCATCCAGGCGGTGGCGAACGAATCGCGTCTGGAGACCTTCCGCAAGAATGCAGACACAATCGCGTCGTTGCGTTGGTTGGCGACGCTCGACACGCACACTTGCCCGGTCTGCGCTCCGAGGGACAACAAGCTCTTCACCCTCACCGACGATCCCCCGGAGCCGATCGGGCACGCGCTCGATTGGGAAGGCGGGCCGGGCGCGATCCATTGGGGGTGCAGATGCGTCGCGGTGCCAGTGGTGAAGGCTTATGCGGACCGCGCGCCACAGGGCAGCCGTGCGACTGCGGGCGGGCCGATTCCGGCGAAGGTTTCTTTCGAGCAGTTCCTCGCGCGCAAGGGCGCCGCCTACCAGGAGGAAACTCTCGGCAAGGGCCGCGCCGAACTCTTCCGCGCCAAGAAGTTGACGCTGGAGCAACTCTTAGGTGACATGACGGGGACACGATTGACGCTGAAGGAACTGCAGGCGAGGTACGCGTGAGGCGAACTGTGCAAGTGGTGGCATTCATCTTGCTGGCGCCTTACGTCTTGGCCATCACGCTCATCCGTGGCATTCAAGGGAGGCGCGAATGAACGTGGCTGAGTTGATGGTAGAACTGGCGAAGATGCCATCGGATTGTCCCGTCATGAATGGGGAGGCACGCTCGTTCAAGGCGAGGACACGATTCAGAAAGTGACGCACTGTCCCGATGAAGGTGGCGGAAAAGTGCTGTTGGAATTTTGATCGGTTCGCGTGACGCGAGCAACCTTACGGGCGGGATGCCCGAGCATTAGAGGAGAAGCTGAAATGAAACTGAAACAGATGGCGATGGCAGTGGGAGCCGCGCTGGCGACGCAAGTCGAGCGCCATATGGTGCGGAGCGGGATGGTGCTCGGGGCACTTGCGTTAGAGGTGGACGCGCTCGACGATGTGCCCGAGGCGCAGCGCGCCTGGTACGCGCAGGACGCCACTACCAAGAAGTTCAAGCTGGACGGTGCCAAGGTTGAGTTCGAGGACACCTCCGCCTTGAAGGGCGCGCTGGAAAAAGAGCGCTCCGCAGTGAAGGAGGCCAAGGCGCAATACAAGCGCGATATGGAAGCGCTCGCCGCAAAATACAAGGACATCGACCCCGAGAAGTACCGCGAGATCATGGGCCAGTTCGACAACGCCGAGGAAGCCGAGCTGCTCAAGAAGGGCGCCGAGGGCTTGAAGGCGATTCTGGAGAAGCGCACCGCCAAGCTCCGAGCGGATTACGAGAAAAAGCTCCAAGAAGCGAGGGAGCGCGAGAGCGGCGCGTTGGAAGTGGCCTCCACGTTCATGGATCGCGCGTTGGAGAACCACATTCGCGAGGCTGCCGGCAAGGCGGGGCTGCACTCGGGCGCGGTGGAGGATGCGCTGCTGCGCGCGGCGCAGATCTTCTTGCTGGACGACGACGGCAACGCGGTGCAATACGAAGGCGAAGGCGACGATCAGACCGTCGTGCTCGGCAAGGACGGCAAGACCCCGTTCTCTCCGGCGGAGTGGCTGGAGAGCATGAAGGAAAAAGCTCCGCACTGGTTCCCTGCGGACGCTTCGGGCGGCGGCGCGCGTGGAGGCAAGGGCGGCGGCGCTACGGGCAAGACCATGAAGCGTGCCGCGTTCGATCAACTCTCGCCGCAAGAAAAAAGCAATTTCACCGTGAAGGAGAAAGGCACCATCGTTGACTGATTGCTCAAGAGCATAGGCCGATTTGCCTAAAGCATAATTTCGGCCTATACTTGATCCTTCAGGACAGTTTTAACTCCGGTGGGGGCGATCCCCGCCGGAGTTGCAAGGCCAGACGCGAGGCGTGATGCCTCCGGCTCTTGGCGAGACTGAGCGGGATGCTCGTCGCAGTTCCCATTCACTTCTTTTCAGGAGCCATTCATGAAACGCATTTTCCTCAACTTGGTTCTCGCAGTGGTGGTGGCGCTGAGCGCGCCGCTCGCCTATGCGAAGGATCAGACCCGCAGTTTCGCCACCAGCCTCAAGCTCCACGCCAAAGCCTACGGCTACATCTTGTTCCTCCGTCTGGAGAACTGGATGGCGCGGCAGGGCATGATTCTCGGCGTCAACACCATCACCAACCTCATCCCGACTCTCTACGAGGCGCTCGATCAGGTGAGCCGCGAGATGGTCGGATTCATCCCTGCGGTCTCTCGCAACTCCAACGTGGAACGCGCGGCGCTGAACCAGTCGGTCAACATCTTCATCGCGCCACCGATCGTTGGCGGCAATGTGACGCCGGGCGCGACCCCGCCCTCGGACGGGGACGCCGTGATCGGCAACACGATTATGACCATCAGCAAGTCGCGCTACTGGCCGGTCCGCTGGAATGGCGAGGAGCAGCGCGCCGTCAGCCAGAGCGGTCAGCTCCAGAACGTGATTCGCGATCAGTTCGCGCAGGCGTTCAGAGCGGCGGTGAACGAGATCGAGGTGGACCTCGCGGCGCTCTACGTTTCCATCAGTCGCTATTACGGCGCAGCGGCGACTGTGCCGTTCGGCAATGCGGCGGACTTTAGCGATTTCGCGCAGACGCTGCGCATCCTCGATGACAACGGCGCTCCCATTTCGGATCGCCAGCTCGTGCTCGGGGGCGGCGCGATCGCCAACCTGCGAGGCAAGCAGAATGTGCTCTTCAAGGCGAATGAGGCGGGCACCACAGACCTCTTGCGCCTGGGCATCCTGGGCATGGTCGAGGGGTACGCCATCCACAACTCCGCAGCGGTGAAGACGCACGTGGCTGGGACGGCTGCGGCCTACACTACCGACGCGGCGGGCTATGCCGTTGGAGCCACGTCGCTCACGCTGATCACTGGCACCGGCACACTGCTCCCCGGCGACGCGATCACTTTCGCGGGCGACACCAACATCTACACCGTTTCGGTGGGCCTGGCCGCGCCTGGCGTCGTTGTGATCGCCGAGCCTGGGCTGCGCGTGGCGATGTCGGCCGCGACCAAGGCGCTGACCTTGATTGCCACTTGCCCACGCGCGATGGCGTTCTCGCGCTCGGCGATCGCCCTCACCACCCGCGCCCCTGCCCTGCCGGAAACGGGTGATATGGCGGACGATCGCACGATGGTCGTGGATCCGGTGAGCGGGCTGGGATTCGAGGTTTCGATGTACCGCCAGTACCGCCAGGTGAAGTGGGAGGTGGCCTGTGCGTGGGGCGTGAAGGCGATCGCCCCGCGCCACATCGCTGGATTGCTCGGATAAACCGGGCTGAGCATGAGCACTAAGAACGGGGGCGCGATGCCCCCGTTTTGTTTTTTTTCAACGCAAAAGGAGAAGCAATCATGAAATCGAGCATCAGCGCAGTCCAATCCAAGGGCGAGCACGGCACCTGTCCCGTCGTGAAGGTCGAGGCGAATAACGAACAAGGCTTCACCGAGATCAACGAATCCGACTTCGACGAAGCGATGCACAAACGCTGGACGCCCAGCAAGCGCAAGACCTCCGACGCCGCCGATTGGTCGAAGAAGACCAAGTCCGAGATCAGCGACCACCTGGCATCGCTCGGCATCGAGCACGACCCCGACGCGAGGAAGGACGACTTGCTCGCGCTCGTCCCGCAGTAACTGTCAGCCAACCCACCGACCGGCACAGCCGGAGGAGAGACACCCATGGAACTGAAACGCATTTACGCCAGGGACGCCAAGGGCGAGCTTCTCCGGCGTCACGGTGAAGCAATCGTCACAGGAATCGAGCTGCGCTACGCCGGTCCGCGTCAGAAGTTCAGCCAGGAGCAGATCGACGAAGGGCTGCGTGTCGGGTACATCGTGATGACCGGTAATGTCATCGAGGTGCGCGGCGTGAACGCCTCAGCCAAGTACCGCGTCGTGCGAGAGCCTGGTTTCTACTGCTGCCACGACGGCGCGAGGCTGGAGGGCGACCCGCGCAGCGTTGACGACTGCCGCAACAATGCGTCGCGCAAGGAGTACGTCGCTAAGAACTTTCCGGGCGTGCCTTCCCCGGACGCGCAGAATCCGTCGGGCTATCTCGGCACGACGACCTTCGAATGTGAACGGATCGGAGACTGACATGGGAAACCAAGTATTCAACATCGCTCTCGGCCGCTCGGTCGAGTTCTACAACCGGGTTAAGAACAACGATCCTGCGGCTTCCGAGTTGGTCGTGATGCTGCTCGCCGCCACAGGCATTGAATCCGACGCCGTACTCAAGGACGTAGACACTGCCGCAGCGATGGTCGCGGGCACCACTGACGAAGCGACCAACACCGGCTACGCCAAGAAGGTGCTCGCCGACGCTGACATGCTCGCCTGGGCGCCGACTGATGCCAGTGACGTTTGGGACCTTGACATCGCCGATCAGACGTGGACTGGGCTGGCGAACGACGGTACCGGCGCGATTTCCGACTTGGTGATCGGGTATGACCCGGTGGGCTCGCAGACCATGGCTGACATCGTCCCCATGACGCTGCACGACTTCGCGGTCACGCCTGACGGCAGTGACGTCACGGCGCAGATCGCTGCAGCGGGGTTCTTCCGCGCGAGCTGATGCTGCCCATCAAGGCATGGCGCATCTACTACGCCGACGGCTCGACCTTCGACTCGACCCAGGGGACGATGGCGCAGGCGCCGCCCTTCGGCGTGCAGTGCCGCGTGTATTACCACGCCCCGCCGTACAAGACGCTGGAAGCGCGCGATGACGGCATCTACGTGTACCGGGGCGAGGGGGAGAAGGAAGGGCTTCTCCTCGGCCTGTGGATGGACGACGAGGGCTACCACCGCGTCGTGGACTTGGCGACGCGCAGCGTGAGCCCTGAAGTCTGACATGGCCATTGTCTACCTCAAGCGAGCGACCGACTCCGACCTCACCGGCGTTGGGCTGACGAATGTTGACTTCAGCAAAGACCTGATCGCTGGAGCTGCAGGATCAAGCACTGAGTTCCAGGTCAGTGTCGCTTCTGGCGGTGCGGAATTCCGCACGCTCGCGTTCTACACTGAAGCCGGTGAGCCTGCGAGTGGCGGCAGTGGCTCGCAGAGCTTCGGTGCGACCGAAGTGCGCGTCATCACAGGCAATACCAGCGGCCAGATCAGCGTGCGCCGCCACCGCGTCAACTCCTCGGGCACCATCCAGGCGTCGGGCGCGTTCACCGCCGAGCAGCAGGCCAACGCGGGCGTGCTCACGTTCGCCGCGCAGAGCATCGATCTCGGCACATGGGCGGCGGGCGACCGCTACCTGGTCGAGGTACGCGTGCGCAATTCCTCGGCGCATGGCGGGGCGATCACTGTTGGCATCGGCACGGAGACCACGGACGACGAGGACACCGCGCCATGGAGCGCCGTGCAGATTGTCACGGTGGGCCAGGCTGTTGAGACTGACCTGGCGCAGCCCATCGTCAGGAATCCTGTAAACCTGCTGATCGGACAGGTCACCGAGACCGATCTCGCGCAAGCGATTACGAATCCGGCGGCAGATGTAACTATTGATTCAACCATAAGCACTTCGACTGGGCGTGGGATGCGCTCAGAGGTCTGGCATCCAACCGATCCTGACATTGGCTATCGGTTCTACATTGACAATGACCCGCCCAACGCCTCTCTTGCTTATGCCAAGACTACGGACGGCGGGGTTTCATGGGGTTCGCCTGTACATCTTAATGCCAGCGACCCCGTCATCGCTTATGACGTGTGGGCTGATTGGTGGACGCCCGGCGACACCGGCACGCTGATTCACACCACCAGGTTTACCTCCACGGCGGACGATCTTTTCTACCGCACTGTTGATATAGCGGACGGCGATGCCCTTGGCACAGACCGTGTAGTTTCTACTGAGACCAGCCTTACCTCAGCCATAGGGGCGCACATCAGTATTGTCAAAGCCGTCGGTGGAAATTTGTACGTGTCTGGGCGTGATGGGAGTGGAGAAGGTGGCTGTTTCCGCTCTGTTGATGGCGGAGTGAACTGGACTTCGAGAGCCTCCCCCATTGAAGTTACTAACGATTGGGCGATGCTGTTCCCCGCAAACCTTGCAGACACGCAGGACATCTGGGCGGTTTACTTCGACGCCTCGACCAATGAACTGACGCTCAAGGCTTACGACAACTCTGCAGATTCGTGGTCGGAGTCGGCGGTCATCGTTTCGATCATAGAGAGCGCCGCCGACCTGTTCGGGCAGTACCCGTTCTCTGCTTCGATTCGCCACAGCGATGGGCACCTATTCATTGTTGCTATAACTAACATTGGCGCGGTTAACAATGATTTCCGAACCTTCGACGTAAATGGCACAGGCTCGATTACGGAGAAGACTGCGATTGCGACGGACATCGCAAACATCGCTTATCCATCGGTATTCATTGATCAGAATACTGACAGCGTCTATGTCGCCTATAACGGGAAGCGCGACGATTCTGAAAGTCTTTTAACGGCGACCAAGGTTTACTACACCAAGTCCACCGATGGTGGTGCGAACTGGTCGGCTGGCGATACGAAGTACATGTATGGCGCTGCCGGGGTCGTAATCCAGACGTGGGCGCCGCTTATGGGGCCGCGCTTCCACGTCTCGTGGCGTGTCAACCAAACGCTCCTCGGCAACGCGGCCAGCAGCGTTACGTTCGCTGGAGCGCAGACCATCGCAGTTGCGCAGGTAGTAGAGACCGATCTCGCGCAGACAGTTGGAAGGCTGAAGGCGAAGGCGCTCGATCAGCTTGTCGAAATCGATTCAGCGCAAGAGGTTAGCTCTCCAACCATTGTCACCGTCGCACAGATCGTCGAAACTGATCTTGCGCAGGCCATCGTGTGGGCGCCGCAGCACCGCCTTGCCGTACAGGCGAGTGAGACCGATCTTGCGCAGGCAATTATTGTTGGAAAGGTGCTCGCACTCGCGCAGGCATCGGAAGCGAACGCCGCGCAAGGCGTAACTCATCCTGCTGTCGTTCCCGTCGCGCAGGCGGCGGAAGCGGACGTGGCACAGAGTGTGGAGTGGGCGCCGCAGCACCGGTTGGCGGCACAGGCGATAGAGACCGACGCGGCGCAAGCAATTAGCCGTGTCAAGGCGCAGACTGTGGTGCAGGCGACGGAAACGAATTTGGCACAGAGTGCCTCAGCAGGCAAAATTGTTGCAGTCGGTCAGTCCGTAGAAACAGACGCGGCGCAGAGCGTTACCGCACTTCGCACAGTGCCAATCGCTCAGGCGGCGGAGACTGACCTGGCGCAGGCCGTGGCTGCAAGCAAGGCGCGTGCCGTGGCACAGGCGGCGGAGATCGATCTGTCGCAGACAGTCACTTTCACTGGCCCGACTCCGGTGGTGAATCCGGCGCAGGAATTCGATATCGCGCCTGCGGTCGCCGTTGCTAAGGCGCGTTCCATCGGTCAGGCGGCGGAGGTAGACGCGGTACAATCTATCTTGCCCTCTAAGCTCTGGCTGCTGGGAATTGTCTCAGAGGTGGACGTCGCGCAGGCTGTGGGCAAGGCCAAGGTGCGCGCGCTCTCGCAGGCGGAGGAGTTTTCTTTTGCTCAAGCGGTTGCCACTGGCAAGTTGCGCGTTGTCGCAACGGTCTCGGAAGCCAATGCTGCATTCCCCATCGGTAAGACGGTTGGCATAGGACAAGCGTTCGAGGTTGACCTCGCGCATGCGATCGCGCTCTTCATTCCACCGGCGGATACTTCTGAATTCAGGCTTTACCAGATCGCGGCTGAAGGGCGGCTCTATGCTGTTGCGGCCGATGGGCGGGTATATCTGGTCGAAGCAGAAGATCGTGCAGTTCTGATCGTCGACGAAAACCGTGAACAGACGGTAGGGGGCTGAGCGATGTCATTCTGGAACGTTGACAATCCTCTGAAGCCTTGGGGTTTGTTTGACCCTAACGCTACGCTCGACATTCCGTTCGACTGGAGCGCTTGGCTGGCGGAGATCGGAGCCGCACACGCTTCTCACGAAATCATCGTCCCTGTGCAACTTCAAGTTGTCGGTAGCTCGGAGGCTGCAGGAATCGTAACTGCATTCATCAAGGTAGCCGTTGGGCAGACTATCACCCTAAACCAGAAATATCCTGTTACTTGCCGCATTACAACGACTGGTGCGACTCCGCGCGTGGACGACCGGACGGTGTACCTCAAAATGGTTGAGAGGTAGCGCATGTCGCTCATCGTTGAAGACGGCACAATTGTTGTGGGGGCGGAGAGCTACGCCACCGTTGCGCAGGCGAACGCTTACCACTTGGCACGCGGCAATACGGCATGGGAGTTGCTTGACGATGTTGATGCCAAAGAGCCAGCGCTCCGCAAGGCGACCGATTACATGGTGCGCATGTATCGAGCGCGCTGGAAGGGCTATCGCACCTCCTCCGTGCAGCCGCTGGACTGGCCGCGCATGAACGTAGTGCTCGACGATGGCCCCTACGCCTACGGCTACGCCACAGTGGTGGAGAACAACGTCGTGCCGAAGGAGGTACGCGACGCTTGCGCGGAATTCGCGTTGCGTTCCACCGTTGCCGCACTCGCGCCGGATCTGGAGCGCGCGGCCTCGGCAGAGACCGTCGGTCCGATCTCGGTGACCTACGATCAGAATTCTCCCGAGAGTGTGCGCTACCGCGAGCTGGATGCGCTGCTGGCGCCGCTGCTGAAAGGAAGTCCGATGAACATGAAACTGGTGAGGAGCTGACCATGGCTTGGAGCGACGCAGCGAGGCGCGCAGCGTTAGAAGCACGGCGACTGCGCCACAGCAATCTTTTACGTGCGAAGGGCGGTGCTGGCATTGCGTATCTATCAAGAAAGCAAATGGCTGACCGTCTTCGCGAGATGCGTGGTGCCGCAACGAAACATCTTCGCGGTAAGTCTGCATTGAAGCGTAATGCCTATGCAACGAAATTGGCGCTTGGAAAGCATCCAGGCTCAATGGGGCGCAGGTATCAAACCTGGGCGAAGGATCGCCCATGGAAAGGCGGCATCATTGTTGAGCGAGGAAAATGAGCTTCGTCAAGTAAATGGCCTCCTTCAACTACGCCCGCATCGCCGCCACCAGCATTCGCCTGCTGGCGAAGTTCGGTGCGCCTGTGACGCTGCGCGACAAGGCGCTCGGCACTTACGACCCGGCGACTGGCGCCGTGACTGCCGCAGCGCCCGCCGACAAGGTGCGCAATGGGGCGCTGCTCGATTTTGGCGCTGGGCAGGTGCTCGCGCCGGGTGGAGGGCTGATCCAGGCTGGCGACAAGCGACTGCTGCTGGAGCCTGGCAGCGTCCCAGGTTTAGAGGATAATGTAATCGCTGGCGGGATTGAATACGTGATCAAGGGCATTGGCGAAGTGAATCCGGCAGGGACGCCGGTGATGTATGATCTTCATCTGAGAAAGGGTTGAGCCATGGCTTGGTCTGATGCAGCGAGAAGGGCGGCGGCGGAGGTGAGGCGCGCGCATGCTTATGCGCGACGCGAAGCTCGCATGAGCACCCCACAAGATGCCAGTGCTCGCACTACATACGGCGGAGAGGAGAAAAGGCCGCGTCAAACCATGGCAGCGGTTCTTCGTTCGATGCGCCGTTCTCCAGATTACGGCTACAAGGATACTCCGCGCGTGATTTCAGTCAAAAAAGCAGTGCGCGTGGCTGCGTACTCAACTCGTTTGCGCAATGCCTTGAAGAGCGGAGCATATAAGCGCCCTGTGTATTACGATACCGGAGGTAAGGGAGCGTCTCACGCTGCGTACCTCCGCGCACAGCGACTTGGGTTGATCAAGTAATGGCCAAATCCAATTACGCCGTGCAGCTCGCCAAGTTCGCGCAGAAAGCTGCTGACATCACCGACCGCGTTGTGCGAGGCGTGGTGATGGAGATTGGCACACGTATCGTGGACCGCTCGCCTGTTGGCGACGGAACGCTTTGGAAGTCGCCGCCGCCGAAGGGTTACATCGGCGGGCGCTTCCGCGCCAACTGGCAGTATGGCAACTACAGTGGCGCGGGCATTCCGATGGCTGACTTGCCCAACATCGATAAGAGCGGCGCGGCGTCCATCGCACGCATCGCCGCTGGGCTACCGCAGAAGGCCGCAGGCATGAAGCACGTGCTCATCAACAACCTGCCCTACGCGCAGGCGTTGGAGGACGGGCACAGCACTCAGGCGCCCAGCGGTATGGTCGGACTGGTAGCGCTGGAGTTTCCGCAGATCGTGCGTGACGTGGTAGCGAGCGAAAAAGGAGCATAGCGATGGCTTGGAGCGATGCAGCGAGGGCAGCGGCGTTGGAAGTGAGGCGAGCGCACTCAGCTGCGAAACGTTTGCGGCCTGGCAATGTCAAGCTGGCTGATTTGTCAGAAATCTACCATACCGGGAGAGGTGGTGTTCCTACTGATCGTCTGCGTTTGGCAAGCGCTCTTCGCAAAATGCGTTCTGGAATTCTTCCACCGTCTGCGCGTACTGCTGGAGTTGCTACGGTCTCGACGCGATTCCGCAATGCAAAGCGCCTCGGCAAAGCAATCTATTTGAGTAGGCGCCCATGAGCCTCACCGCCATCCGCTCCGCGCTAGAAACTCAACTCAACGCCATGGCGCCCGCACTCGCCACTGCGTGGGAGAACGCTGCGTTCGTGCCGCCAGCGCCGACCGTGCCTTACCAGCGCGTTGACTTGATGCTGGCGACGCCAGAGAATCCTGAGATCGGCGCCGGGTACCGCGAGCTTGGCTTCATGCAGGTGACACTGAAATACCCGCTGCAGGCCGGACCGGGTGCCGCCGCTGCTCGCGCCATCGCACTGCGCGCTTCCTTCCCGAAGAATCTCGCGCTGACGAGCGGCGGTGTGGTGACCACGATTTCCAAGACACCAGCTATCAGTGCAGGTGTCGTTGACGGAGACCGCTGGAGCGTGCCTGTGAAGATTCCGTTTCATACGAATGTTTTCGGATGAGGAGCTGAAGCCATGTGGATTTTCGACAGCAAAGGCAAGCGCACCGAGGCGATTGAAGAGAATGCGCGGCAGATGATCGCCGAGGGCGGCGGCTTCAGCGCGCTCTGGCCGCGCGGCACGCCAGGCGAAGAGGCATTCGAGTTTGCGGCGCTCTGCAAGGATTCATCGCCAGCAGCCGCTCTGGCGCGCATGGCGTTCCCGCGCGCCGAGGCGTCAGCCCCACCGCACGCAACCGCACTTCGCCCGCGACGTGGGCGTGGTGAGTAACTCACAACCAATTCATCAAGGAGCACTGCTATGACCGTAGCGCAAGGCCTCAGAAAGTCCCTCTCCATCGGACGTCAGACTGGACTCGGAGTTCCGAAGATCGGCGCCGGGTGCTTTTACCTGCGTCGGCGCACTTCGAACTTCGTCGCCGCGCGTGATATGTTCGAGGCGGATGAGATCGTCACTCACCACCAATCCACGGGCGCGAGTTATGGACTGCGTAAACCCACAGGCAAGATCGACGGCCTGCTCTCTTCGGGCACCTACCAGCTCCCAATCGAAGGGATCATGGAAAAGGTGTTCGTCGCCACTGCGCCCTACGCAGCAGGTGCGGACGTGACCGCTGCGGTAGCGTCGCCGCAGTTTGTAGACGCTTCCGGTGGATTCCTTACCGCAGGGCTGAAGGTGGGTGACGTGGGGCGCTGGACCGGATTCACGGCTGGTGGCGCGGCGAACAACGCGCGCAACTTCTGGATCACGGCGCTCACAGCCACCAACATGACTGGCGTGTTCCTCGACGGCACGGCGGTGGCAGCGAAGGCGGCGGGCGACTCTGTCACTTTCACCCTTGTCGGCAAGAAAGTGCTGGTGCCGCTGACCGGCCACACCAACGATTATTTCACGTTCGAGGAGTTCTACGCCGACCTTGTGAAGTCGGAGTTGTTCACCGACGCGCGCATCGGTCAGGTGGCGTTCTCGCTCCCGGCGACGGGCAACGCCGGGATCGTGATCGACTCGGTGCCGCTCGGGCGCACGCTAGGGGTCGCGCAGGCGCAGACCGCACCGGCTGCGGAGACGATCACCGCGCCAATGACGGCGGTGAACGGCGCGGTCTACGTCAACGGTGCAGTGGCAGGCAACATCACCGGCGCGAGCATCACCGTTGCGAACGGCGCGCAGGGCGACGGCGCTGTGGTCGGGTCGAACGATTCACCTGATTCGTCGCGCGGCAGGGTCAGGGTCACAGGCGAATTCATGGGGCTGTTCGATTCCACAGTGTTCCAGGCGTTCTTCGACGCCGAGACCGTGGTCAGCCTGGCGCTGGCGCTCACCGCTGACCAGACTGCCACCAGCCACTTCATGGCGTTCACGCTGGGCGCGATCAAGATCACCGGCGACGCCCCGGACGACGGCGAGAAGGGTATCGTGCGCACCTACCCGTTCACCGCAGAACTGAACGCGGCGGGCGGCGCGGCGCTGGCCTTCGACCAGACGATTCTCAGCATCCAGGACAGCGCTGCCGCGTAAGTTTTTACCATGTCTCTCGGTCCGGTGGGCCGGTCGCGTGTGGACTCTTCTCCTCCCCGCGTGGCCGATTGGCCGGTGTCCGAGAGACTCCACTCAAGGAGAAGACGATGGAACTGAAAGACCTGGAAAAGAAACTGGACCCGATCGACGTCCCACTGATGTTCGACGCCGAGGGCAATCCAACCGACGGCTTCAAGGTAGTCGGCGCGAATTCCGAGCAGTATCAGGAAGCCGATCGCGCGTGGAAGCTCGCCAACGTGCGTAAGTCCGCGCGGCGCGGTCGCGGGATCGAGGCTTCGACCGAGACGGGTGCGAGAGAGCTTGTGGACCTGATTGCCAAGCGCGAGGCTGCGATTTGCGCCGCCTGCATCGTGGAGATTTATGGCTTCACCATCGACGGGCAACTTGCGCCGCTGCATGATGAGACTCTGAAAGCGATCTTTTCGCGGCGCCCAACGTGGCGCGCCAAGGTCGTCGCGGCGGTGGAATCCGAGCAAGTTTTTACGCAGGGGTGATTGGGAGCCTGGATGAGGACGGCGTCCCGACGGCAGGCAGCCTGCTGGCCTTCGCTGCGAACGAGCTGGCGCTTGGTGCGCGCCAGGCGGACGGGGCCACCCTGCGCGTGCACCTTGAGAGCCTTGCGCGGCAGACTGGCAAAATCCCGGATCAGCTCCTCCCTGTGGATTGTCCGGTGGAGGCAAAATACCTGTGGGAGTATTTCTGTAACATGAGCGAGCGGCGCACCAGCGGTCCGAATGGCCTCAACCAAATTACTCACGAGGGCGTCGAGGCGTGGGCGCGCAGGTGCGGCGTGCGTCTGCAGCCTTTCGAGAATGCGGCGCTGGACGCGCTTGAGGGTCTGTTCATGCTGGTACAGTCAAAGGGCAAGAAGACGGAGGCCAAGTGAGCGAGATCGCATCTCTGAGCCTTGAGATCGATTCTTTTGCCGCCGTTAAGGCGAAGGAAGATCAGGATGCGTTGACCGAATCTGGTAAGAAGCTGGAGAAGCAGTACGAAGGCATCACGCAGGCACAGGTCAACGCCAACTACGCCTCTTACAAGGCGGCGCAAGCGTTCATGAACCAGCGCGTCGCAGTTGAGGGCGCTTCTGCCGAAGTGCAAAAAATCCTTGGTCGCTACGATCCGCTCGGCGCTAAGTTGCGTCAGCTTCAGACGGATTTCAACAGTCTCGACAAAGCTATTCAAGCGGGTGCTACAGGTGGCACCTCTGACGCGGCGCTTGATAAGACAATGAAGGCGCTGAATGATGAGATTGCCAAAACGAAAGGGCTGATGGTCGCAGCCGGAGCTGGCACGGAGCAAACTGGAACCTCCATGCGCGGTCTCGGGCTTCATACTGCGATGGCGCGGCGTGAGCTGATGATCCTTGGACGCGAGGCGATGACCGGGCACTTCGCGCAGATGCCGCAGACGTTCTTGCAGCTCGTGGCGCACTCCAATCTGCTCTCTGTGCTGCTGAATCCGATCACACTCGGTGTCATAGGGCTGGCCGGTGCTGCAGGAATAATGGCGGTGGCGTTTTTCAAGGGCAGCCACGAGGCGCGCGAGATGAACAATGCGCTTCAACTTACGAGCAGTTACGCCGGTGTGACGCGCGGGCAGATGCTCGGACTGGCGGAGGCCATGACGCAAGTCGGCGCCGTGACCGTCGGCACTGCGAAGGGCATCGTCACCGCTCTGGTCACCTCCGGCCAGATCGGTGCGCAAGCGATCGGCGCGGTCGCGCGCCTGGCTTCTGATTATGCCGCTGCGACAGGCAAGGACCTCGACAAACTTGCCCCCGAGCTGACCAAGCTGTTCGCTGATCCGGCGAAGGGGGCCGAGGAGCTGAATAAGCAGATGCACTTCCTGCTGCCTTCTGAAATCGAGCATATCGCGCACCTTGAGCGCATTGGGCGCCTTGGCGAAGCGCAATTGATTTTGGCGCAACGTCTCGCCGCGCACATACCGCAGGAGGTTAAGCAGCTTGGCATTCTGGAGACGGCATGGGACGGGGTGAGGAAGGGCGCCTCATCCGCTTGGGATGCGATGCTTTCAGTGGGTCGTCAAACCACCTTAGAGGAGCAGCTCGCTGAGGCGACCGCAGATTTGGCTGCGCTGCAAAGTCTTGGCGGGCGCGGCGCGAGACCTGCCAGCATAGCGGCGGTGCAGAGGAGGGTTGATCTTCTCACGCCGCAAGTTGCTGCCGCTCAGGCCGCAGCCGCGCAAGCGGCTTCTGAGGCTGATGCCAACGCTGCGGCGAACAAGGCTGCTGCGCTTATCAAGCAGGTTTCCGAGTATGCCAAGATCAAGGTGCTGCAGGACGAAATTGCGCTCATCCAGCGCAGCGCACCCGACGACGCAGACCGGGCGCGCGCCGTCCTCGTGCTGAGCAGGCAGATTCGCGACATACGCAGCGGCATGGGCGCCGAGGAGCGCGCGCTCGCCGAGGCCAGGGCGGCGGGTGAGCTGAAGGCGTTTGAGGTGGAGCAGAAGTCTGCGGCGGAGCGCACGCTCAGCTTGGTGAAGCTCGGGGTCATCACCGCCGAGCAGGGCGAGGAGAGGCGGCTGGCGATTGATTTGGAGACCATCGCCGCCAAGAAGTCCTCCGCAGAGCGCGTGCTCGCGCTGGTCGGACTGACGGAGCTTGAGCGTCAGCGCCAGGTGGAGGCGATGCGCGGTTTCGACGCCGAGGCGCTGGCACGCAGGGCGGCGTTCGATGATGCCAAGAAGCTGAGCGATGTGCTGCGCCTGAATCTGCAAGCGAGGATGGACGCTGGTGCGGCGGGTGACAGGACTCGCCGTCAGTTAAGCGACATATCGGCGCTGGACTCTGAGATCATCAAATTGCGTGAACGCGCCAAGGCCATTGGCCTCAACTCTGCGCAGGTTGCAGCGCTGCAGGCGGCGGAGAGGGATCGCGCCATCGCGTTTCTGCAATTCGATATTGGGGCCTCGGAGCTTGGAGAGGACGATCCGGATGTGATACGTCTGCAGATGCAGATCGACAAGCTCAAGGAGCTGCGCGACCTTGAGCGTGCAACGGCTTCTGCGGAGGCCGGTGCCGGTATCGCGCAGTCGCTGCGCAATCCTGTCGAGGCTGAGAACGAAGCCTACGCCATCAGGGCGGCGAATCTTGAGACGTTCCTGCAGACCACGACAGGCCAGATCGCCGATGCGCAGGCTATGCGCGAAGCGTTGGAGATTCAGCACAGGCAGAATATCCTCGCCATAGAGTTGTCCAAGAATCAAGAGATTCAGCAGATGCAGATGGGTACATGGGCGCTGGCTGCGCAGCTCCTCCAAGAATTTGCAGGCAAGTCCAAGGCAGCGGCTATCGCCGTGATCGCCATAGAGAAGGGGCTGGCCATAGCCAGAACCATCCAGAATACCGCTGCAGCCACAATGGCGGCTGAATACTGGGGGTGGCTCACAGGCGGTTGGGCTGGTGCCGCCGCCGCCGTTGCGCAGGTGCAAGCCATGGGTGCCTTGCAGGTGGCTTTAATCGCTGCGACTGGTCTTGTGCAGGCGGCTGGCGTCGGCAGGAGTGACACCTCGGCGTCTTCAGGAGCAAGCACTGGAGGCGCCGTACCGACGTTCAATGCCAATCCAGTCACAGGTGTGCCCGACACGCGGCGCGGCCAGACCACTGTCTATCACCTGTATGGCGGGCCGAGTCAGACATACACGCGTGCGCAAGTGCGCGAGCTGCTGGAGAAGCAGAATGAAAATTTCGTTGACGGAAGCCGCAACGTTGTGGTAGAGCATTCATGATCGTATTCACTGACGCATTTGTTCTCTCCGCGCAGGCTGCGGGTGAGTCGCTGCGTAACCCGCGCATCGGCTGGCAGACCTTCACGCGTGATGCTGGAGTTGTCGTTACTGCCAGCAGTGAGACAGATGAGGGGCCAAAGGAGATGGTGCTGGAGCCGGATACAGCTACTTACTGGCAGCCCTTCGCAATGCCCGCGTGGATACAGTTCGACTTCGGCTCTGCCAAGGAGATTGATTACGCCGGGCTGGCCGAACATACCATTGGGTCCAGCGGTGCTGCGGTCGAGGCGCGCTGGAGCGAGGACGTGGAGAACTTTTTTTCGTATCTCTTTTGTCCGAATGCGGCGAGCAACGGCGCGAGCACGCCGGACGCGGCGCTGCATGATATCTCGACCGACCTTGAGCTTGTGGCGCAGGTTGCTGCGTCCGACTACACCCCTGCGGCAGACATGACGGTCGCTTCAAAGTGGACGGAAAGCGGCAACCAGAGGACTGCTCTGTTGAGGATCACCACCGGCGGACTTCTGTCGTTGCTCTGGTCTGACAATGGAACGAATGTGCTATCAAAGAATTCCACAGTGGCCCTTTCGACGACTGACGGCGACATCGTTGCAGTCAAGGCGACTCTGGAAGTGGACAACGGTGCCGCCGGGCATGACGTGAAGTTCTGGACCTCGACCGATTTCGATCCAGTCACCGGCGTCGGCACGTGGGCGCAGCTTGGCGCCACCGTTACTACAGGCAGTACCACCAGTGTGTTCAATGGCACAGGACAGTTCAGGGTCTCCGGCCAAAACCTTGGCGCGGCGCAGCCTTTCGATGGCAAGGTCTTCTATGCCGACATGAAGAACGGCATTGGCGGCGCAGTCGTCGCGCGCTTCCGCCCAGAGGATGCACTCGATAATGAAGCGACGTCCTGGCAAGGGGAGTTCGGCGAGACCTGGACCGTCAACCAGTCTGGTTCTCCGGCTGCGACCTTGGTCCTGAAGCGGCTAGCCTACGGCGTGGCGCCGGGGTCTGACGCGCCGCTGATGTTCATTGACGTTCCGCGCAATGCGAAGTACATTCGCGTCCCGATCACAGGCCCTGTGGCGCCGAAGATTGGAGTGATCTACGCAGGCAAGTCTCTCCCCATGCTGCGACCACCGCTCGTGGGCTACGAGCCGATCACCATGGCGCGTGAGGTTGAGCTGCACAACTCTATGTCGCAAGGCGGGCAGTTCCTCGGGCAAGGCGTGCGGCGTCGCGGTGTTGCCAGCGAGATTTCCTTCCAGGGGATAGATCAGACGTGGTATCGCGGTACTTTCGACGCATTCGTGGTTTCTGCACAGCAGTTCCCATACTTCCTGGCATGGAGTCCGCAGGCGTTCCCGCTGGAGGTAGCCTACGCGTGGACCCGGCACGCCATCAGGCCGCGCTATACTGAGTCAGAGCGTTTCGGCGTCACCTGGATAGTTGAGGGGATCGGCAGCGAATGAGCGACTACGGCAAAAGAACTATCACGATCCTTGAGGTGGATCAGCCGCGCTGCCTTAAGGAATACGGCACCACCAACGCGGCGGGCGACTGCGACGCTGTGCTCGGCATCACAG